AACACATAATGCTATAATAATTATGCGATAGAAATATCGCAGTCATAAAAGTTCTCCATCATCAAGTACCCTATTATTTCTTGGGAAAGGCGCATCTTTATTGGTGCGTCTTTCTTTTTGTTGTATAATTGAAATAGTGAAAGGAGGGTCAAATGGTGGACAAATTTAGTGATGTACCAAACAGCCAGCTTCGTGCCATGATTGACGAGTGGATCCATTCAAGTCGTGAACGTGATATGCTAAAAGACCATCTAATTGACGGCATGACTTATGAGAAAATGGCAGAAAAATATGATGTTTCAGTTCGCTGGATGAAACACCTGATGTGTAAAGATATGCGCAAATTAATCTCCCACAAATAGTTTTAATATCAAATTGTATACAATATTTTGGCCATTTTGCCAGTAAGTTGTATAGTAAGTGGCATAGTAAACGATTTTTTGCGATCCAAATTATAGCGATAAATACAGCATAATTTCAATCTGTGTATAGTTGTGTATAGTAAATTTATAATTCTTGTAATATTTTAATAAATTATAAGATTATAAAATTTTATAATCTTATAATATTAGTAAAAAAATATATAAAGTTATATGTTTTACTATACACACCGTACACACATTGCGAAAAACGTAGTGTTTATCGCTATTTTTCGTGTGCCAGTAAAAATTTTTACTATACACACAAAAGTTTAATTATAGTATTGCATAGTTTTGTAGACTATGCTATAATGAATATGCAAGGGAGGTGAGAGAATGAATCTAAAAGAGAAAATCACAAGATACTGTGATAATCATGGCATGTATGTGAAGGACTTTCCAGAACTGCTGGACATGGCACAAGGAACATATTACGCCAGAGTTAAGTCCAACAATTGGAGCGTTGGTGAACTTGTACGACTCAAAGCTGTTCTTGGTCTTACTGATCAGGAGTTACTGGAAATCATCAATAACGGTGCTGTCGAGTAATGCAGCACCAAAATAATGCAATCTAAGTATACAAAACAACAGGAGGTTAAAATATGAAAAACGTAGAATTAAAGGATACAGTTGAGTTAATGCTTAGTGATGACTACAAGAAAAGGTTATTGGCTGAGTATATCCAAGTCAATGTCAGAGCAACTAAGCTCATGGAGTTCATCAAGACTTATGAACCGAACGACGATACTCAGTTGCTAAAGGACCAACTGATGACAATGTGTGCATATATCCTGGCCTTAAGAAAACGTGCAGACGCTGAAAATATTGACTTAAAAGAGAGCACATTTACTACTCTTGCAAGAACCACTTCTATGCTGGAAATGTGTGGGGTGGTTGAATGATGTATGTGAGAATAGAGTTCAATGATGGCAGACCTGACCTGCATATGGACAATGTCATAAGTGTAAGCGAGTATGATTATATGCTGAGGATAATGTATAAGAACGTAATCGGTAATAACAGAGTTGTTGGGTTTTCATTAGATCACGTCTCATGGTGGCTAGTTTGCAATCCTGAGAGACGAAAACAAGCAGAGAGGGCGTTTATATCAGGTAGATAAAACGTCGCTTAGAATTCAAATTTAGGAGGACAAAATATGAATACAGTTTTAGAGAGCTTAGGAACTATCATCGGATTTTTACTGGTAATCGGATTATTGATTGTCGCATTGGTTGTGGTTGGCATTCTGATTGACTTGGCAAGAATCGCATTTCTGAGTCTGAAGATCAAGATACTTACCAAAAAAATTGAGATGGCTGCCAAGAGACAGGGGGTGACGCAAAATGAAGAGGAGTAACTTACACTATCGAATCATCGGGTCCAAGTACTCGATGTGTGAGATTGCTGAAATGCTGCACATCAGCAGGTCAGCACTATATAAAAAAGTTCAAGGTGATATTTCTTGGAAGTACAACGAGATAAGAACACTGTGTGATTTACTGGAAATCGACGAAGATGAAGAATATATGTACTTCAATTAAAAAGTTGTGTAAAAAGTTGTTGACATAAGTGTGAATATTTGATATTATGAGTATAGAAAGAGAGGTACTTGAAATGAAAAATTAACTAACTATTAAAGAAATACTACTCACGCTAAGGAAAAATTAAGAATAAAACAGGAGGACAAAGAAATATGGCAATTGGAGTATTAGTAGAGGGAAGACCCGGAACAGGGAAAAGTTATAGCATTAAAGGATTGAATCCTGACGAGACGTTGGTTATCTCAACGCAGAAACCGATTCTACCTTTCAGAAAAAAATATGAAGTTGTAAAGGCTTCGACAGGACAGGTAGTCGTGGAAAACATGCTAAAGACTGACAAACGTGTCATCGTGGTAGACGACTTGCAGTTTATTCTTGGGGTTCCAATGATGGAACGAATCGGAGAAAAAGGTTGGGATAAGTTCAATGAGATTCAGCAACCATACGCAGATGTACTGAACACATTGAACGATCTTCCTGATGAAAGTATTGTATTCTTTACATCACATACTGAGACTGATGAAAACGGATTAACTAAAATCAAGACGATTGGTAAGGCACTTGACAAGTACATTTCAATCGAGGGATTATTCATGATTGTGCTTGGCACACAGGTTGTTGATGACAAGTACTACTTCGTCACTCAGAACAACGGAGCAAACACTCTGAAATCACCAGAGGGTATGTTCCCATCAAAATATATTCCGAATGATATGGGATATGTGGTTGAAAAGATTAGGAACTACTATTACATGGAAGGTGCCGTATCTGATGAAGATATTAAGAAAACTGATGAACTCTACACTGTAAATACTGAAGAGGTTGAAAAACCAAAGAGACGTGGTAGAAGAGCCAAGAGAGAAGAAACAGTAAAAGAGGAACCTAAGACTGGGGGAATCGTAATTGAGGAACCTGAGAAAGAGGAATCAGTCGAAGAAGAGGGTGGATCATTGGATGGCTATGAACCAGAACCAAAACTTGAAGAGAAGCCCAAAAGACGTCGCAGAAGAGTCAGAAGCTAATAAACAGCTACTGACTCAGTGGGATAAAGAACTAAAAAGACGTCACAACGAGAGAATAGGACAAACGTTCTCTCAGCTAACACGTAATGAGATACTCTCATTAAGAAATGAAATTATACTTAAATAAATAGGAGGACATAGAAAATGGTAGATTTCAGCAATTTCGATAAAAATATTAACACTCAGGAGTTAAAGACTCAGATGAAAAAGGCAAAGGAAAGCGAGTATGAGGAAGTAAAGAAAGGTGAGTACTCTGTCACTGTGCAAAACCTTGAAGTAAAGCCAACCAAGAGAGGCGACAAGCTTATGCTTAGCGCATCATTCAAGATCACTGCAAACGCTGATGGTTCAAGAAAGCACGTTGGGCAGTGGGTATTCTTCAATAGAGTCATTGCAGGAAACCGTAATACTGGCAGTTGGAATGACGGCGTAGCAATCGCAGGAGTGCTTGCATGGCTTAAAAAGCTAATGGAAGCGTTCGGATTTGAAGAAGAGGATTGCGACATTGAATTCACAACATACAGTGACTTTGCTGAGGACGTATCAGATATTTATCAGGATTTAGGTGATGATGAAATCGATATCGAATACGACCCTGACTCATTCAATCAAGTCAAGATTCTTTAAATGATATGGCCACCACGAAGAGTGGTGGCTTATTTTAAAATAGGGAGGACTTAATATGATTTTCTACGATTTCGAGGTGTTCAAGTACGACTGGCTTGTGTGTATCATTGATACTGATGCACGCACGCAGTTCTCGATTGTAAATGACCGTGACCATCTCACAAAACTCTATAATGATCATCATAATGACATTTGGGTTGGATACAACAGTAAGCACTATGACCAATACATATTAAAAGGCATACTTCTTGGTATGAATCCGAAAGAAATAAATGACTGGATAATCGTTGAACGCAAAGAGGGATGGGCATTCTCCAATGAATTTAGACGAGTGCCAATCATAAATTATGACTGTATGGTTGGGGTGAATGGTCTGAAGACGTTAGAGGGATTCATGGGTCACGATATTCGAGAGACTGATGTAGACTTCAATACTGACAGAAAATTGACAAAAGAAGAAATCGAAATGACAATCAAGTACTGTATGCACGATGTTGAAGAAACGTTCGAAGTGTTCAATAAAACAATAGACGTCTTTAACGCCATGTATGGAATTGTGACGGCTTTTGATCTTCCTTTCAAGTGTATTGGTGACAGTGAAGCACGCATCACTGCAAAGGTCTTGGAGTGTCAAAAGCATAACTTCGACGATGAATTTGACTTCACATTTGAACCATGTATTCAGATTAAAAAATATCGTGACGTGGTTGACTGGTTCAAGGGGTTGCGAGGAGCACAACCTGACAACAAAGAAAAATTCTACAAGCAGTCATACAAGAGAATGGTTGCAGGAGTACCACACACGTTCGGTTTTGGTGGTATTCATGGAGCACCTGCTGAACCATGCTATTATGAGGGTGCATTGTATCATGTTGACGTGAACAACTACTATCCGTCATATTTGATTGCTCATGACCGTGTCACTCGCAGTGCTACGAATGACAACTACAAGAAAGTCTATATGACACGAAAAGAATTAAAGAGAAAGCAGAGAAACGCCAAGACAAAGGAAGAAGCAAAGAAATGGAAAAAGGCACAACTTCCTTATAAGAAACTGCTGAATGCGTTGTCTGGTGCAATGAAAGACCCGAATAACCCAGCCTATGACCCACGCATGAATAATACAATGTGTATAAACGGTCAGCTGATGCTTTTGGACCTTATTGAGCATCTGGAAGTGATACCAGGATTCGTACTGATTCAGTCAAACACTGATGGTCTAATTGTAAAGATTCCTGACAACGACGAAGCGTTCAATATGATGGATGACATCTGTTATGAATGGGAAAAACGATGCTCGACTGACAAGTGCGACATCTTACTGGAACTCGATTGTATTTATAAGATTTATCAGAAAGACGTGAACAATTATATGTGGATTGATCTTGACGGAGGACTTGAACGAAAAGGTGCATATGTCAAGGAACTTAACCCACTCGACTATGACCTACCAATCGTCAATGAAGCGTTGGTCAATTATATGGCTTATGGCACACCTGTAGACAAGACAATCAATGAGTGTGATGACCTGATAAAGTTTCAGAAGATTGTGAAGCTATCGAAAAAATATGATTATGTTGGTTATGAATCATTCAATGATATTGATATTCCATCGATAAAGGAATATACTTATAAGTGTTACAGGGTTTTCGCTTCGAAAGATTCAAAAGACGGACGACTTCTGAAATTCAAGAAGTCTAAAGCTAAAGGCGAGAAGTTCGCCAACACACCGGAGCATTGTTTCATCTGCAATAATGATGTGACAAAAGAAAAAGTTCCGAAAAAACTCGACAGGCAGTATTACATTGATATCGCCAATGTACGACTGCACGACAAAAAGAAAGGATTTGGTTTATAATGAACTGGCAAGGAAATAATATGGTATTTAGAACCTATGTGAAAGGTTCAGGAAAACGATCAGTAGAAAAACACAAGAACATAAAAAACGTTAGAACATTTGAGGACGCATCACAGTTTGACTCGTTCGGTGCAGTGCTCAATGACGAATTTATTGACATAAGTTTCGACAGTGAAGACATGTCGGAGCGATTTCTTGACATGGCAGAGGCCAATGACTGGAAGTGTCTTGTACTAAGGAATCCGACAAACGGACATGTTCATTCGTATTGGAGAAACAAGAAGATAAAGAAAAATGGCGTTGACAAGAAGTTGGCATGTGGATTGATTGCAGACATACACAGTGGTGGTACATATATTCCACTTCGAGTTGACAATGTTGATAGATTCCCTCCAGAATATGACATTTTTGAGGGAGAAAGATATGACTATGTACCTGATGAACTCATGCCTGTACTTACTGACATAAAAATTTATGACATGGAAGACGGCGAGGGTCGCAATGAAACACTGTTCAAGTATATTCTGGTACTACAGAATCAGCTTAAACTGACTAAGGATGTCATCAGACGTGTATTAAACAACACCAATCAATTCGTATTCAGTGAACCACTTGACAAGTATGAAATGGAGACAATACTTCGTGACGAATCTTTTGAGAAACCATCATTCTTTGATGACAAGAAGAGATTCCTACATGACCAGTTTGCTGAGTTTATGTGCGATCGTATGAGTGTTGTGAAAATCAATGGGCAGTTGCACATCTATGAAAACGGCATCTATGTGAGTGGATACAAAAAGATTGAATCAGAAATGATTAAAATCATACCACAATTGAAGAACAACCAGAGAAAAGAAGTACTGGCATATCTTGAATTAATTGCAGAAGAAAAGACTGTTTCTGATGCGAGATATATTGGATTTGCCAATGGAATATATGATGTTGTGACCGACAGTATGATGGACTTCTCACCAGAAATCGTCATAACGAACGTGATTCCGTGGGAATACAATAAGAAAGCGCACAATGAACTTGCTGACCACACTTTGAATCGTCTTGCGTGTGATGACAACCAGATTCGACTGTTGTTGGAGGAATGTATTGGTTACTGCATGTACAGACGCAATGAGTTAGGTAAGGCATTCATTCTTACAGGTGACAAGTCCAATGGTAAATCGACATTCCTTGATGTGCTGAAAGTTCTGCTTGGAGAAGAAAACATCAGTGCTCTTGACCTTGCCGAATTGGGTGATAGATTCTCAACTGCTATGATGTATAATCGCCTGGCCAATATCGGTGATGATATTGGTGATGATTTCATGAAAGGAAATCAGGTTGCTACATTCAAGAAGATTGTTACAGGAAACAGAATCAAGGCTGAGAGAAAAGGACAGGACCCTTTCGACTTCAACCCTTATATAAAGTTATTGTTTGCTGCTAACGACATTCCAAGAATGCGTGACAAGTCAGGAGCAGTATTAAGACGTCTTGTTATCATTCCATTCAATGCAAAATTCACTAAGCAGGACCCTGATTATAGACCTTTCATAAAGTATGAACTGGAAGAACAGTCAAGCATAGAATATCTGATTAAGCTTGGAATAGAGGGCCTGAGACGTGTCTTGGAAAACAGTGCATTCACTGAGTCAGATTCTGTAAATGAACAGCTGAACGAATACGAGGAAGAGAACAATCCAATCTTGGGATTCATCAGAGACAATGATCGTTCTTCGATTGTGAATCAGTCAACTACTGATGTTTACGCAAGATATCTGATGTTCTGCAATGATTCAGGTATGAATCCAATGTCTAAGGTTGTATTCATCAAGAATATAAACAAACGCATGAATATTTGTGTAAAAAGATCAAGAATTAATGGAAAAAGTATTAAAATCTTCTCAGAAGTGTGATATAATAACAGTGTAGTAAAAGGGCACCTCCTTTCTTATGCGATACATAATTAGCTACTGTCCTTTCTTATATAATAAATTAGCTATCATTTTCGTTTTCCTTCCTTTCAGTTATATTATTGCCAATTACTACACAAAAAAAGCACCGTTCGGGTGCTTTTTTATTTTTGCACATTATTGAATTTTTAGTGTATAAGTTGTTGACAAAAACATAAATCTCTGGTATTATGAGTATAGAAAGAAGAGAGGTAACAGAAAATGAAAGAAATTAAATTATCAAGAAACATATTAGAAACAATCGCATATGATTATGACGAGTTAAGTAATCCTACGGAAAACTTGTCAGATTATCTCTATATAGCAGATGAAATTGAAAACTGTATCTACTATATGGAATATGAAGACGATATGATCTTTTATCCACTCGAAAGTATTAAGAGTGCGTATGAACAGACAGAAACAGTTTTCGATATAATTGGCACAATGGAAACAGCCGACACGATAGAAAACTATTTATATGGCTTATTCGGTGTAAGCAGAAAAGTATGTAATATATTCAATTATTACATGAATGGTAAAAGCCAGTATGCCAAACTAAAAATGTTCTGGATGTTATTGGATTATTAAAAAGGAGGAAATAACAATGACAAAAGAAGAAATGAAAAAGAAAATTGATGTGTCTGATGTCAGGTGGGTCCTGAATGATGAATTGTCTGGAATGATTCAGAGACACATGAGCAAGTTCAGCAACTGTGCTGACGCAATGGCAATCTTAAAAATATTCTTTAAGATAAACGCAGTCACCAAGAAAGAATTTGATGACATAAACAATCTCATTAGGAGATACTGTATTGGTGAAATCACCAAGAAAGATTGTATCTATTACATAGACAAAATTATTTTTCTCTATGATATTGAAGAAAGCGAGGACAAATAAATATGAAAGAAGTATTAGAGAAACTTGAGAAACTTGAAAATCTAGAAAGGGGGACTAAAAGATGCTAGTATATGTTGAATTTGACGACGGGGCATACGGATATTATGACCTCAAGACATTATATGTTGACGGTAAAAACATTGAAAATTCCAAAGTGCGTTTCGATAATGGATTAGTGTTCCCGTTTAGTTCAGTAAGATGCCTTGCGTTGTGTAAAGACGGTGGGCAAATTTCAAAAACTCTATATGAAAGGAGAGATTAAGATGAAGAAAGGATATACATCAGTAGCGTATAGAAAACACAAGTGCCCTGTCTGTGGCAAGGAATTCGGTGTCATGTCCACGACGTGTGGCTGGGTGTACAAGATAAAAAACGACAAGAAAGTGTGCAGTTACAAGTGCATGAGGGAGTGGGAGAAGAAACATGGCAGATAAATATGATTTCTTGGATGATGTATCATGGCTGATATTTCATTCAAAAGAATGTCTTCATGGGGATTGCCCATTGTCTGACAGATGTCACGATGACAACAATGTACTGTGTCGTAATGTGGCTAAGGTACACGATGAACTCATTAAAAAGTATAAATTGGAGGACTAGTTATGGAACTGAATAAATATGATCTCGCCGAATGGGTTGCTGAACTGATTAGCAGCACAAGCGATGATGAAATCTGTGAGCATTGCATGTTTGAATGTGGTGATGTATGTGCTGACTGTCACAACAAACAGTTACTAATGGAAAGAATAGTTAAGAAATACAACTTATGATGTAGGAGGACAAATAAATATGAATGAATTGGAAGATATGGTAGATAGATTATGTGACTTCGTCATGTCAAGACATGGATGTGATGAATGTCCACTGAGAGGAAATATGCAAGGAGATCTTTGCGAGAAATATTATGTGTACAATACAGAACTCGATTACGAGTATGGTGAGGAGGAATAGAATTATGAATTATACACAACATTTCAAGTTTGAAAAAAAGATAAGACTGATTGACCTTTTCGCTGGCATCGGAACACAGGCGATGGCACTAAAGAAGATTTGTCAGCTGAAAGGACATCCGTTCGAGCTGTATAAAATCAGCGAGTGGGATATAAACTGCTTAAGAAGTTATCATGCTATCCATTGTGAAGAAGATACAACTGACTACTCAGCAGACATGAATGAATCTCAGATTGAAAAGATGCTCGTTAGATTCGGTATCTCTAAAGATGGAAGAAATCCACTGAGCATTGAACAGTTAAAAAATAAGAGCATGAAGTGGAAGAGAAACGTCTATAACGACATTATGGCAACGCACAATGTTGGCTCTATAACAAACATTCATGCGAGTGATCTACAGATTGAGGATGTAGATGAATATGATTATATTGTGACGTACTCATTCCCTGGCCAGGATTTAAGTGTGGCAGGAAACAAAAAGGGAATGAAGCGTGGCAGTGGAACACGTTCTGGTCTGTTATGGGAATTCCAGAGACTGCTTGATGAATGCAATGCTCTACCACAGGTTCTGCTTATGGAAAATGTTCCGAACGTTCATGGAAAAAAGAGTATTGGCGATTTCAACAAGTGGTGCGCTTTCTTGGAACAGAAAGGATATTCAAATTTCTGGATGGACATGAATGCCAAAGATTACGGAATCCCACAGGACAGAAACAGAACAATCATGGTGTCAATTCTTGGAGATTACAGCTATGAATTTGAAGATGGTTTCAAGTCATCTTTAAGATTATCTGATCTTCTTGAAAAGGATGTTGATGATAGATATGACATTTCGGAGCGTTCATTGAAGTCGTTGCAGACGAATTGTGGAAGATTCACCAGAAGAGAAGTCTTCGAAAGAAGTCTGAGAACCTGCAATGAAAGAGATATGAGCACTACGCTGACAACATCAACGACTAGACCAACTGGTCCATACATCATTAAAGATGATAACAAGTTGTCAATAAGAAGATTGACACCACTTGAATGGGGTCGTCTGATGGGTGTATCTGATGATGACATCATTAAAATGATGAATGTAAATAGTGATTCGCAGCTATACAGACAGTTCGGTAATGCAGCAGTCACAAACGTGCTATTCTATGCACTTCTTCCACTTTTCTAAAGTTGGAAGAAGTGTAATAGATGATTGACTTCATCAATTGTTTAAAAATTAAAAGGCAACAGATAAGTGAGATGTGCTTTTACGTTAATGTCAATACTGATAGGCGCAATCGGTAGCGACATACTATATAAAAGATCGGAGGTATTCCTCCTCAAGTCATAAAAAAGTGTTTAATTTTCATTGGTTATTTTCTGTACAACATGCGTCACAAATCACATGCACATCTCAGTTACCTGTTGCCTTTTTTAAAAAGGAGAGATAACGATGACAAAAGAAGAAGTGAAAGAATTATTTGAATATGTTTTAATCACATTGGCATGTCCTCTGGTCTTGCCATTTGTAGATTTACATGAAAGCGAGGAATAAATAATGATAGGAATAGATATGAAAATGCCGAAAAGTTGCATTCTTTGCCCGTTCATAGACAATGATGGATGGTATAGCTGTGATGTTAATCCAGAAGTAGTTGTGAGCATGGATGATGAACGACGAGCAAAGAAGTGTCCTCTGGTAGAGATCGCTACATGTGAGCACTGTAAGCATAACGCAAAGAATGAAAAAGCGTGTGATATGGGACATAGATTTCGCATGAGAGAGCCTAGCACATTCTACTGTGCAGATTATAAAAGGAGTGATAAAAATGACTAAACAAGAGTGGAACAAAGCAATAGCAATTCACTACGGTGCCAATGATAGGATAAGATTATTAATGGAAGAGTGTGGCGAGCTTGTACAGGCTGGCAACAAGATTCTAAGATATCCAGACAGTCATGAGGCAAGAGATAATCTATTGGAAGAAATGGTTGATGTGTCGATTATGGTTGATCAAATACGTGCACTATTCAATTACAGTGAGTCTGAATGGGAAGAAATGGAGCAATACAAGGTCAATCGTGGCAAGAAAAGATTCATGAAAGATATAGGCGAAGTAACCGATGATGAAGAAAGTGAGGAATAGTCATGGATATAGAAAAACTAATGAAAGATTTGAAAAATCTAAAACGACCAACAGAGCTGCTTGGTAAAACAGAATATTTTCCTGTTATAAGTGCAGAATATTTGCCTGATGTAGAAAGGATAATCAGGCAACATCTGTTAGATGAACACGACAAGGAAATCGGCGTGCTGAAAGCTAAAGTCTATGCTTATGAGAAGATTATAGCTAATAGTAATTTTGCACCAATGATTATTAGAGAGGGTGAGGAGACAAAATGAAAATAGGTGAAGCGATTAAATATGCAGAGAATACTGTAGAGGAAAAGGAAGAGCAAGCGTGGGAGTCACAATTACAGGGTAGGTATGAAAAGATTGTACCATGTCTAAGATATGCTGACGAATGTAGACAAGTTGCAAAATGGCTAAGACAGTTGCAGGAGATACAGAAGATAGTCAGAGAGTATAGAACTGTTCCTATAGAAGTAATGGATAGTGATGATGCTTTCAGTAGGATATGTGAGGTGGTAGGTGAATGATCAATAAAATAAAGAGATTACTGAGCAAGAATGCCTGTAGAGAATGTGATTATTACAGAGGAAACGGTATCTGCCAATCGAAAAAAGTGGCAACCAGTGGATGCCACCCTCACGTCAATTGGATTGACAGGTACTTCTGCAGACCGTATAAAGGAATAAATAAATGATACATAGAGCAATGAAAGACGTGCTCATCATTCTTTATATTCTGATTGTGCCAATGTGGATAATGGAATTATTAGAAATAGATGTGTATTCTATAAGAAAGTGAGGAACAAATATGCGAATGGTAATCGACATAGATAATGGAATCTATGAGACATTGAAAGATAACATAATGACGGCAAGTGGACTTCGAAGTGGAAAGACAATTATGTCGTGCATATACATGGCAGTGGCGAACGGAACACCAATCCCAAGAGGATGTGGGGATCTGATTGATGTGAATTCTGTCGATACCAGATATTCAGACCCAGAAGTTGCTGAGGCATTGAATGATGCACACGTAATCATAAAAGCAGACAACGGCCCGACAGATAAGAAAGCGAAGTGGATAATAACATATCACGGATTCCCACCAGAACCAACAACAGTCTGTTCAGAGTGTGGCTTTGACAGAGACTTTAATATCCGTGCTAGAGGCTTTGGTAAGATAAAATATTGCCCTGGATGTGGGCGTAGGATAATATAAACCATTATTGTGAAACGTAAATGAAACGAAAAAATTTACGTTTCGTTTACGTTTAGTTTAATTATAGAAAGTGAGGAAATAAAATGAGGAAATTGGATGAAGTAATTAAATGGGAAGAGGACATTGTACACGAATGTGAATACCAAGCAAAACAGTGCGACACAAATGACCCTTATGAGCGTGACGTAGCTTATGAGAATATGAAATGTGCTGAGGACCACAAGCAGATTGCTGAGTGGTTGAAAGAATTAAAGCGATTAAAAGAACAAGAGTCTTGCGAAGATGCTGTAAGCAGAAAATTCATGTACGAACTAGGAGCAACGTGTATAGCAACCAGAGATAAAAATGGTAAATTGATAGCACTAGGAGCGATAGAAGCTTTGCCACCAGTAACACCTACACAGAAGTGGATTCCTGTCAGTGAAAAACTTCCTGAAGAAGAAACAGACGTGTTGGTACGCAACGAAAATGATGATAAAGAAATAGCGAGAGGTTCTTATAGTACCGAGGTGGCAGATGAATTCATATGGTATACCAGTGGTTGGAAGTTTGGAAAAGTTATTGCATGGACACCTTTGCCACCAACTAATCAGGTACACAACACCTAAAAATAACGTGATCATAACAGATCACGTTTTTAATTTCGCCATTATACTCTTTTTTTCGAAATTTGTCAAGGTCACTAAACTGTAATAATGTGTATAAAACATGCTAAAGTTAGGGTACAGTAACTTTTTTTACTATACAACTTACTATACACACGTGTCTAGTTGTGTATAGTAAAAATTAAATTTTTCAGAAAATTTCTTAAATTATAAGATTATAAAATCCTATAATTTTATAATTTTTTTACTTTGAGTTTCAAATTGTATACAATTTTTAGGCCAGTTGTGTATAGTAGTGGCATAGTAGTTGTATAGTAAACGAATTTTTTCGAATTCAAATTATGCCCTATTTATCGGTGTTTTTTGGATTCTGTGTATAGTGTGTATAGTAAAACTATTAACTCTTTGTAATATTTTATAAATTATAAGATTATAAGATTATATAATTTTATAATTTTATAATTTTAATAAATATATATAGAGTTAGTACTTTTACTAGACACACTGTACACAGGCCTTGTAATTTTGTGTATTTAATTTTTTTGAAAAAATTTAAAAAATCTGTTATAATCTCTATGAGGTGATAATCATGCCGAGAATGAAGAGTGTTAAAAACTGGACAACTAAAGAAGCTCTTACGCTTTTGCGTGGTTGGGCTAGAGATGGTTTAACAAATGAACAGATGGCTAACAACATTGGTATATCCCTAAGTACATTCTACAGATGGAAAAATGTTAATCAGGATTTTTGCAATGCCATAAAAGATGGCAAGGAAGTTGCTGATTATGAAGTAGAGAATGCGATGTATCGTGCTGCTCTTGGGTATCATGTAACAGAGAGCAAACAGATTCTTGGCAGAGACGGTGAACTAATAACTCTGCAGTCGGAGCGTTATGTTCAGCCATCAATATCTGCTCAGATTTTCTGGCTTAAGAACAGACAACCTGAGAAGTGGAAAGACAAACAGGAAATTACTGACACAAGTGCTCTTGAGAAACTTGATCTTATTTTAGGAGGCATAAAACAGAATGCTAGAAATGACAAGCAAACAAAATGAGTACATTCTTAATGCCAATGCCAGATGGAATCTTAAAGAGGGTGCAGTACGTTCTGGGAAATCATACGTTGATGTAAACTATATTATTCTTGCACGAATAGTTGAGAGACGTGGAAAGCCTGGACTCAATGTAATCATGGGTGTATCTCGTGAGACAATTGAGCGTAACGTACTGCAGCCAATGAGAGAGACTTATACTGATGCTATTGTTGGTCATATTAATGGACGAAACATTGTAAGAATTGCTGGAGAAGATGTCTATTGTATTGGTACAGAAAAGGAATCACAGGTTGCAAAGATTCAGGGTATGTCCATCAAATACTGCTATGGTGACGAGGTTGCCAAGTGGAATGAGAAAGTGTTTGAAATGCTTAAGTCACGTCTTGACAAGGCATATTCATGTTTCGATGGTTCATTTAACCCTGAGTATCCGACACACTGGCTAAAGAGATTCATTGACACAGATGGGTTGAATGTTTATATTCAGCACTATACAATCTTTGACAATCCATATCTGCCTGATGAATACGTTCATGATCTCTGCAAGGAATACGAGGGAACAGTCTACTACGACCGTTATATTCTTGGGAAGTGGGCGTTAGCTGAGGGTATCATATATCCTATGTATCTCGACGCTATCGGCTCAATGCCATTAGTCAATGGTAATAAAGCCATACCGTCTGAATACTGCCTGAGCATTGACTACGGAACGCAGAACGCCTTTGCTGCTATCAAGTGGGCGAAGTTCGATGGTGTGTGGTATGCCATTGATGAATACTATTGGAGTGGTAGAGACAAAGGTGAACAGAAAACAGACAAGGAATATGCTGATGACATGTATGAGTTTGTGCTCGATATACTTCCTCACCTGAGAACAAACGAGGGTGAGAAGCTGACAGTGATTGTGGATCCATCTGCAGCTTCATTCATTGCTGAGATGAAAAAGAGATCATGGTGCAAGATACTCAAAGCAAACAATGATGTATCAAATGGAATACGAGATACTGCAAGCGCCATGAAAGCTGGACTGATTAAGATTAGCCCTAAGATGGAGAATTGGGAACGAGAAGCAGGAGGTTATGCTTGGGACCCTAAATCCGGTGATGATTCTCCTATCAAGGAGAATGACCACTGTTTAACAGGTGACACACTTGTACTCACTGAAAAAGGTGAAGTGCCTATAAAAGAATTGGTTGGTACGAGTGGCAAAGTGTGGAGTTTCAACGTCAATTCTTGCAAAAAAGAATTAAAGAACTATGGTGATTGCAGACTTACACGGAAGAAAGCAAGGATTTTAAAAGTCACTTGTGAAGATGGTAGAGTTATTAGATGTACAGAAGACCATCCGATCTTATCAACAAGAGGTTGGATATTGGCAAAAGATTTATTATTTACGGATAAAATAGTGGATATTATGGATTAAATGAGATATAATATAATTAGATTCATGAAAGGAGCTAATTATATGAGTAATGTCGAATATTTAGAAGATGGAGACTTGGCAATCTACAATGGACATTCGTTCAGAAGAGACAAAAAGACAGGCTATTATTTGTCCAGTAAGAAAATCGGAGACAAGAGAAAAAGACTTCACGTTTATGTCTATGAGTGCGAAAAGGGAGATATTCCTAAAGGATACGATGTGCATCATATAGATGCAGATAAAACAAATAACAACATCGATAATTTAGAGACTTTAACAAAATCAGACCATGAGAAAAAACATGGAGCCATGCTATCCGAAAGTGATAGAGAGTTCAGAAGAGCGAATGTAGTAGCAAAGGCCATGCCTAAAGCTAAGAAATGGCATAGCACACGAGAAGGCAAAGAATGGCACTCTAAGCACGCCAAAGAAGTATATAGGAATTTGCCTATGAATAAATATATTTGCACTTATTGCGGATCGGAGTTTGAAACAAAAAACGTCTATCCAACAGGTAGCAATACATTTTGCTCAAATAAGTGTAAATCTGCATTTAGGAGAGCTTCTGGTGTTGATAATGAAGAAAGGATTTGTGAGTACTGTGGAAAAAAATATATCGTCAATAAATACAGAAAAACTAAATACTGTGAAAAGCACAGGAATAAAAAAGATAGAGTCTGATGGTTGCGAAGATGTGTATAACATGGAGGTTGAAGATAACCATAACTTTGCAGTTGCTGGAGGTTTAATCGTCCACAACTGCATGGATTCTATGCGCTACTTTGTTATGACTAAACGAATCTACAAACCGAAAAGGAGGTAACACGACGTGGACAATTACTTAAAGACCTACAACGACTTAGAGAAACTTGGAGGTGCAAGCAAGGAATCATTTGTCTATGATGCAGTATCTGCGTACAAGACAAGCACAATGTATCAGACAGCTGTTGATGCTCGTGAGTATGCGAAACAACAGAACCCAACAATCGTCAAGTATCAGAGGTTCCTTATCAATGCACTTGGTGAGAGAGTACCTGACAATGTAAGTGCAAATCATAAGTGCATATCGAACTTCTTTTATCGCTTCATCACACAGGAGAATCAGTATCTGCTTGGTAAGGGAATCTTCTTCGAGAATGAGGAAACCAAGAAGAAACTTGGTGGCAAGAAGTTTGACAAGGCTCTGTCGAAGATTGGCTTCAAGGCTTTATGGGGAGCTTGCTCTTATGGCTTCTTCAATGTTGATCACATTGATGTGTTTGATGCAACTGAGTTCGTGCCATTATGGGATGAATACAACGGAGCACTGCGTGCTGGAATTCGATTCTGGCAGATTGATTACAACAAGCCTTTACGAATGACTCTTTATGAAGAGGACGGCTACACTGATTTCGTCTGTGTTGGAACTGTAACGTCTGTATTGAATGAGAAGAGAGCGTACAAGATAAAGAAAGCACGAGTCAATAGTGACCCTACTGCAATTTATGAGATTGGTGAAAACTATGATGGGTTCCCTATTGTGCCATGCTTTGGCAATCAGTTCCATCAGTCAGAGCTGGTAGGACAGAGAACTCAGATTGACGCATATGACTTAATCAAGTCAGGATTTGCTAATGACTTAGATGATGTTCAGCAGATCTACTGGATTCTTAAGAATGCTGGTGGAATGGATGAACTTGACCTTGCACGATTCGTAGATGCTCTAAATCGCACGAGAACGGCTCTGTTGGACGATGGTGTAGAACTGGACCAGAAGACTGCAGAGATTCCATATCAGGCCAGAGAGAGCTATTTAACACGCTTAGAGAACGATTTATACAATGATGCAATGGCTCTGAATGTAAAACAGCTTGCATCAGGTAATGTTACGGCCACTGCAATCAATGCTGCATATCAGCAGTTGGATGACAAGGTTGATATGTTCCAGTCTTGTATTGAGGATTTCGTAGATGGTATTCTTGAACTTGCTGGTGTGGAAGATACGTATCGTTTCCAGAGATCAAAAGTTACAAACCAGCAGGAAGTGACTCAGATGGTTCTGTCAGCTGCACAGTATCTTGACCGTGAGACAGTACTTAAGCTGTTGCCTTTCATCAATCCTGAAGACATTGAGGGCATTCTGAAACGAGTCGATGCTGAGGAATCAAATCGCTATGAACTACCGATTGACGATGGAACAGATGATACAACTGACGATGACAATGAGGGTAATGGTGACAATGAAGATGATGGGAATGATGAATAATGAAAGACAAGTTGCACAAGTGGACTGACAAAGAGATTGCAAAGCTTGAATACAAGCTGAGACATCACTATTCTACGGCCCGTAAGTCATTGTCTCGTGATTTCCAGTCATTTCTTGATGAAATCGCTCCTGACATTGACAAGTCATTGGCTATTCTGAACAATGCAAAGAAGAGTGGTGACCAAGAGAAGATTAAGAAAGCAACTGAGATACACCAGAACATCATGAGAGAAAAGACAATCATGAGTGACAGATACAATCGTATGGTGAAAATCATGAGTGAGCGACTTGCAAATGTGAACAAGGACGCTCTGGACATCGTGAACGGAAAGATGCCACTGATATATTCCAAGAACTACAACTACATGGGAGAAGATCTCGACACAGGAATTGATGACCTAAGTGGAAAGATTAGCTTCGATATCATTGATGAACGAACAGTCAAGAATCTTATTGAACGTGGTGACAAGTCAATGCTTCCACTCAATAAGAATCTCAATGTGGCAAAAGACAAGCGATGGAACACAAAGGCAATCAATACACAAATGACACAGTCAATCATGAGTGGTGAGTCATTAGAGAAAACTGCTAAACGTCTTAACACGATAATGAACGGCAACTTCAGAGCTGCAGTGAAGAACGCAAGGACCATGAGTACATACGCACAGAACAAAGGTAGAGTAGATGCACTGACTGACATTCAGAAAGACAATGATGATATTGTCTGCACAAAGGAATGGCTGGCAACAGGAGACACTCACACTCGTGAGAGCCACCTTGAAATGAGTGGTGAGGAAGTGCTTGTTGATGAACCTTTCTCAAATGGACTCATGGAACCTGGCGACCCTGATGGTGACCCAGAAGAGACTTACAACTGCCGATGCACAATTTTAAGACACATCTATACAAGAGAGGAGTGGGAGAATGGCTGATATTGAATTCATTGACAACATTGATGACATACTGTCACAAGTGGACAAGAATACAACGAACGGAATGCAAGCCATCGCATTTGAGATGGAAAACAATGCCAAGCGAGACTGTCCAGTCGGAACACCTGAGTCAACAGGTATTCCTTGGTATGTTGGGGGCAATCTCAGAAACTCAATCAGCACTGATGTCACAGTGTCAGATGACGAGAAGTCCGTGACAGTTGGAAGCAATGTTGAGTATGCTCCATATGTAGAACTTGATGACAGCAAGAGACACGTTACTGGAAAGGCACACTTCCTGAGAGACTCAGTTGCCCAGCATGTTGACGAATATATGAACAAATTGGCATCATTTCTTAAATAAATTTTAAAAAAGTGCACAAAGACTGTGTACTTTTTTCGTTTTGTACTCTATAATAAACATGTAGAATAATCGAATCATAAAGAAATTTGACCGAAGAAAAGGAGATTATGTTATGAGTTTCACAAGAAAGTTTTTACTGAATCTATTCAAAGAGAACGCAATTGAGGCACCGACGGATGTTATCAATGCGATTATCAATGAATACGTACACACTCGTGATGACCTTATCGAGAAGAAAGTCGATGAAGTCAAGAAAGAGTATGAAGAAAACAATGACGGTTCGTCAGAGGACTACAAGAAGAAGTACGAAGACGAGCACAAGGCTTTTGAAGATTTCAAAACGAACCTTGAAAACGAAAAAGCATTTGAAAAGAGATCCAACGCTTACAAGAAGCTGTTGGAAGACGCACATATCGATCCAAAACGAATTGATACAGTGCTGAAAGTCAGCAAAGATACCATTGACAAACTGGAATTTGACGAAAAAGACGGTGTCAAGGATGCTGACAAGTTAAAAGAAACCATCGGCAAGGAGTGGGCTGATTTCCAGATCAACGAAGAGGTCGAGGGAACACCAACACCACAACCTGGAAATGCTGGTGGCAACGAATCCGGTACGAATGACCTTGAGTCAATGAGTATGGAGGATTTCATCAAAGCACGAAAAGGAGTGTAAGTTATGGGAAATTCAATTTTAACACCTAATGTTATCGCTAAGGAATCATTAAGAGTACTGAGAAACAACGCAGTTATGGCTAACCTAGTTCATCGTGACTTCTCAAAGGAGTTTGTCGCTGGTGTTGGTGATACAATCACTGTGAGAAAGCCTGCTACGTTCGAAGCTAAGGAGTTCAATGAAAACAGCGGAATCGAAATCCAGGATGCAACTGAATCAGGTGTACCTGTTGTCATGGATAAGCACCTTGATGTGTCATTCGCAGTAACGTCAAAGCAGTTAACTATGGATATTGACGACTTTTCTAAGCAGTTCCTTGAACCAGCTATGCAGGCATTCGCTGATAAGGTAGATAAATACCTGATTGGACTTGAAGCTGATGTAACTAACCGAGTTTCACACGCATCTGGTCCATTAACTACAGCTGACATCATCAAGGCACGTAAGTTCTTAGTTGATGCTGGCGTACCACTAACTGAAAGACGTTTCGTATATGACTCAGCAGCAGAAGCTGATTTATTACAGACTGATTTATTCGTAAACGCATCAGCAGTTGGGGATAACGGTACTGCATTAAAAGAGGCATCTCTTGGTCGTAAGTATGGTCTAGACTTCTATGTTGACCAGAACATTGCTAAAACGACTAATGAAACTGGTCCAAACTATACACCAGATATCGTTTTCCACAAGAACGCATTCGCATTAGTCACTAGACCACTTGCTTTACCACAGGGTGCAGCTAAGTCTTCTATCGTAAACTACGATGGTTTCGGTCTGCGTGTCGTATTCTCTTACGATTCAAACACTAAGAAAGATATTATCTCAATCGATATGCTGTGTGGTGTCAAGACATTAGACAAGAACCTTGCAGCAGTAATTGCGGATGGTAGATAACATGGAGAGAGTCGTAAAGAAAGGCAAAATTGTCCACACTACTCACACCGATGAACAGTACAAATCGTTCATCGATGCTGGGTATAAGGATTACAAGCCTAAAAAAGAAGAATCTAAAAAAGAATAATTTATCAAGGAGGATGTAGCACATGCTTACAGAACTATGCTCGTATTTACACAACTGGTTTGTCATTGATGAATCAGACAAGCATGTGAATACGTTTAAAATTGAGGGAGGAGCATTAGATACATCCTCCTTTGACATTCTGGAAGATCAGTATTTCAGAATCATTGGTAGTCACTTCAATGATGGTGTGCATAGGTACCCAACGGTCAATCTAAAGGACGAAACCTTTAGAGGCGCCGTCTGGGTAATGTGTGTGCCACAGGAAGTGCTAGACCTGAATGATGAAATAGATGATTGGATTGCCGAAAACAATGACATCGGAAAGTTCGAGTCAGAGTCATTCGGTGGATATACATATAAACTTAGATCAAGTAGTACTGGTGGAGTCTATACATGGAGAGATGCTTTCATGTCAAGACTTAAGAAATGGAGGAAACTTAAATGACAAGAAAAGAAATGGATGACTACGACATCGCATTATCTACACTGATTGCAAAATATAAAGCCAAGAAAGACTTTGACGTGGAGTCAATTATTTTTCTTGAAGCAGCATTGGAGCAGTTTCGAGTATGGCGAATGAGAAATGAGGTAGAATCATGATTGGTTTATTGAATGACTTTGCTGATACTTTCACAGTAATCAATGTCGTGACAACTACTGGCAAGTATGGTGACCCAGTAACGACTTATACTGACGGACAGAAAATCACTGGTGTCTTGTCACTAGATACAAGCACACCTATGGTGATTGCTCAGGCACAGGGTGTCAATAACGTGTATAAATTTACGACTGAAAAAGCCGTAAATCTACCACGACATACGATTTTGAGACGTGAAAGTGACAAGAAAACATTTAGAATCACCAATGATGGTAATGACAACCATACTCCAAAAAGCGCAAATCTAGACATGAGGCAATGTCGATGTGAAGAGTGGGTGATACCAAGTGAATAACAATGAGATTACGGACAAGACTGAAGCATTATATAATTTCTGGTCACAGTTCGGTGTAAAAGCGTATCCGTCAGTCATGGTACCGAATGAAGCGCTAAAAGACCTGATAAACATCGGAACACCATATCTGACATATGACATAGTGCTTGGAGAGTTTGAAGATAACTGCTACATGACTGGTCAGATATATTACAATGTGCTGAAGCAAGGCATTAATCCACTTGTCAGAGAGCAGGAGTACATCACAAACGCACTAAAACGTGGTGGTATGACCATAAGATACAGTGATGGACTCATGCGAGTAAACTTGGCATCGCCAGGCGCTCAAATTATAAATACTGAAAAAGATGCAATCAAGAAATGCGTAATAAATATCGTAGTAGAATACATGGAATAGAGAGGTAAAATATTATGAATAAATTCTCACAGTTACCAGCTGACGTGTTTAAACATGTCCAGATGAATGCTGGTGTCATGCTTAGCGAATTTGATCCAACAGTAGGAACAGTAGACCGTAGCAAAATCATTGGTGCAACGTCTGGTGGTAATACATTTGAAGCAAAACCGAACTTCACTGACTTTGGTGATGATATTGACAACTGCCCTAAAAATACAAAGCAGCTTAAGAAAATTGATTCTGTTGAAGTTACGATGTCAGGCGATATGGTCGCAGCTGATACCGATGCTTTCAAAATGCTCATGGCGAGTGCCACCGTAACAACTACAAGTGGAGTCACTAAACTTACCCCAACTATGGAACTAACCGATGCCGATTTTAAAGATATTTGGATGGTTGGTGATTATTCAGACGTCAATACAGGAGCAGACGCTGGTTTCTTGGCAATTCACTTAAAAGATGCGTTATCTACGGGTGGATTCAAATTAAAAACTGACGATAAGAAAAAAGGTACATTCTCATATGAATTTACTGCTCATACAGACTTAGTAAATCCTGAAGAACTGCCATATGAGATCTATGTAAAACAGGGAGGAACTGGTGAATAATGAGAGCACTATCAGAGTACAAAGATGAAGAATGCTTAGATATTCTTGCTGAAATCTTAGACCCTATTAATAAGATTGCCAAGGATAAGGCTGTAAAAAAAGCATATGAATCAGAAGATATGCTAAAATTAGCAAAAGCAATCATCAAACGTCACAAGAAAGAAGTAGTCAAGATTTTGGCTACTTTGGACAATAAGAAAGTTGAAGATTATCATTACAACTTTATCACATTGATGCAGGATGTCATTAATATCATTAGTGACGAGGTATTGCTGGATTTTTTCAGATCGGTGCAAATGCTAGGTACACCTATCATTTCTACGATGCCTACTACAACTGCACAAAGAGAACCAATGTTAAAGGATTCATAAAATACGTCATTCTTTCAGCAGAGAGAGACGAAAAGGAACTGGCATACAAGAATTATGTATGCGACAGTTTCCAGATTATCATAAAAGGTCTGACTGACCAGACTGTGGACCGTTATTGGGATAGAATAACTCAAGAACCACAGACACAACCTCAAGAAAACAAGAGTTTTGATGAATTAGTAGAGGACTTCTCACAAAAAACAGGAATTGAGGTGATCTAACATGGCTATGACTGCATTTGAGATTATGGCAAAATTGAATCTTGATGCAAAGAACTTCACAAATGGTCTTAAATCAGCTAGAAGCCAAGCACAATCTGGAAGTGCTGGAATCGGTGGATCATTCAAAAATATGGCTACGGTGGTGGCTGGGGCTTTCTCAGTCGCCAAAATCGTATCCTTTGGTAAAGAGTGTTTGGATGCGTATGGCGTACAGGCAGAACAAGAGAAAAAGCTAGAAGTCGTAATGAAGCAGAGAATGGGTGCCACAGATAAAGGCATTCAATCTGTAAAGGACTATGCAAGTCAGTTACAAAAAGTCGGTGTTGTTGGTGATGAAGTGCAGTTAGCAGGTGCTCAACAGGTTTCTACATTCTTAAAAAGTGAGAAATCAGTTAAAACGTTGATGCCTGCATTGAATAACCTTGCTGTTCAGCAGAAAGGTGTAAATGTTACCACAGGCGACATGGTCAATTACGGTAATATGTTCGGAAAGGTCATGCAAGGTCAAGTTGGTGCCTTAAAGCGTGTTGGCATCACATTTGATGCACACCAAGAAAAACTTCTGAAGACAGGTACAGAACAGCAGAGAGCTGCTACATTAGCCAAAATCATCACTCAGAATGTTGGTGATATGAACAAGGAGTTTGCCAAGACTGATGCTGGTAAGATTCAGCAAGCAAAGAATACAATCGGTGATTTGAAAGAAGAAATCGGTGCTAAACTTAAACCTATTCTCGCTGAAGCATACCAGGCTGGTGCGAGAATCATGACTTTCATTAGTGGAACAGCCCTGCCAGCAATAACCAGAGTATTCAATTTTATCTCACAGCATTCGACAATTTTTGGTATTATTGCTGGTGCAATTGGTGGTATCGCCGTTGCCGTAGGTGTCGTATTGCCTATCATTAACGGTGTCATCGGAGTCGTAACTCTGTTGTCTGGTGCATTCGCTGGAGTCACAACAGTAGCTGGTGCTTTTGGTGCAGTAATTGGTATATTGGGTGGTCCAATAACTGTTATTGTCGCCGTCATTGGTGCGCTTGTTGGTGTAATAATCTATTTGTGGAATACAAATAAAGGTTTCAGAAACGCTATAATCAGCATATGGAACGGCATTAAATCAGCCATTACAAGCGTAGTAAAAGCTATTGCACCTGTAGTCAAAGCAGTCTTCAATGGCATTAAAGTGACCGTAACCACAGTATTTAATGCAATCAAGGCAGTTGCTGGTCCTATATGGAATGGTATCAAGACAGTCATTACAGTTGCAGTAAAGGCCATTGCACCTATTGTTAAAACGGTATTTAATGCAATCAAGACCACTGTGACAACAGTTTTCAATGGCATCAAGGCGATTGCTGGACCTATTTGGAACGGTATCAAGACGGTTGTGCTGACTGTCGTTAAAGCATTATCCAATGGTATTAAAACTGGCTTTAAGGCTATTAAAACTGTTGCATCAACAGTTTTCGGAGCATTAAATAATATTCTCGTCAAGCCATTCAAAGCTGCGTGGGGTGTAATCAGTGGCGTTGTAAGCAAAATTAAGGGTGCGTTCAATTTCCATTGGTCATTGCCACATTTAAGTTTGCCACACATTTCGGTAACAGGTGGTAAGCCACCATTTGGTATCGGTGGTAAAGGTTCATTGCCATCATTCAGTATTAAATGGTATAAAAAAGCCATGAACAACCCTTATATGTTCAATGGTGCGACAATCTTCGGTGCTGGTGAAGCTGGTGACGAAATCATGTATGGTAGAGCCAACCTGATGCGTGACATTAGTGAAGCAGTCAAGGGTGGTAAATATGAGCCAATAGACTACATTAAGCTTGCCAAGATTCTTGCGAGCGTGGTCATTGAGGCTATTACAGGTGTCAAAGTCGAAGTCGATGGACGTGACTTTGGACGACTTGTCAAAAAATATTGATAAAAGGAGGCAATACATATGAGTCTTTATAATATAAGATATGTGTCATCGACTGGTGACGTCATTGAGACTGATAAAGATCATGTGTATCTATCCTCGGACGACTTAAGAGACTATGAGTACAGTTACACTACAAAGAACTCCTCAATAGTCTCTTTTGACGTTGAGGAGAACACAGAGAAGAAGATCGTTATTGCAGTATATGGTGACACAAAAGAAGAAGCTGACACAAGAAAAAACAGGGTTTACGAGGTCTTTGATAAAGACGTAATCACCAAAAAACCAGGAAAATTATATGTTGGTGATTATTACTTGGAGGGCTACATATTTAAAAGTGAAAAGTCAATTTATCTGAAAACCCAGAAACTACTACTGTTGACTCTGGGGTTTGTGACTTCTCATGGAAAATGGGTACGAGAGGAACTGGTGGAGTTCAATACTTCTGCATCGGAAGAAGAATATGACTATTTAGATGTACCGTATGATTATGATTATGATTATGGTATTCCAACACCGAATTCAATCGATGTCGATTCATTCACTGATGTAAACTTCAAGATAATTATTTATGGTATCTGCGACAATCCAAGAATAATGATTGGTGACAATGTATATCAGGTTAACTGCTCGATTGAGTACGACGAATACCTCGTGATTGATTCAAGAGAAAAGAAAGTAATGCTACATCATGTCGATGGCAAGACTGAGACAAAGTTTAACGACAGAAACAGAGACTATTACATCTTTGAACCTATCTCAAGGGGCAAAAATGCCATTGAGTGGGATAATTGTACAGACTTTGATGTAATCATCTATGACGAAAGAAGTGAGCCAAAATGGACTTAATTTACGCAAATGAAAAACGTGAGGAACTAGGTGTTATCAGACGATACACTCTAGATCTTGCGTATGGTCGTGACGAAAACGACTTTACATTGACAATCATGATGGATGATGTAGAAAAGCTGCATCCTGGATGGTTCGTTTACATTCCAAACACTGAATATGGTGGAGTCATTGATGCAATGGAGGTGTCACTCAATGCCAAAGAAATCACCTACAAAGGCCGTACATGGCATGGCATTCTTGCAAAACGAATCATTCAGCCAGAAGGTGGTTATGATTACTATACAATAGTCAGTGATGATTCAAGAGAAGCTGCACAGGAAGTCATTGAATTTGCTGGCGTTGATGATATGTTCAGAGTTGTGATGAATGATGATCCAGATGATATTGTTGAGATAAACTACCAGTTTGAGAGATACACCGACATCTACAACGGACTCACAAATATGCTTTTAAGTGGCAGAATACCACAGAAAATGAAATTGACATACGATGGCTCAATGGTGAATATTAAGATAGAGAATGTTATTGATTATTCACTCAATGAGGAATGGGATAGTTCTCAGATTGACTTCACAATCGAGAAAAACACACGCCCTTTGAATCATCTAATTTGTCTGGGTCAAGGTGACCTTAACGAACGCTACGTCATCCATCTTTTTGCTGATGAAAACGGTGGTGTTCAGCCATACACATATACGGAAAATCCGGTAAGAGATTCTGATTATATTTTAAATCAGAGTCATCAGATTATGACGGGAATTAATGAGATTGCTGAAGTATATGATTATCCAAATGCGCAGATAACAAAGAACTACGTCAAGCTGGAACATCAGCCAGCTGACTGGAGCGCAAATTTCGGCAAGTACTATTATATGGAGACTGAGACAGACGAAGAAACTGGCGAAGAAACCGTGAAGTATGAACAGTACAAAATAGACAAAGGATCTCAGTTGCAGCTGTTGACAAGTAAGCCATCGAACTGGGATAGATCATATGCGAAATACTTCACGTCAGACGGTCAGAGCGTAATGCCACAGAAAGAAGATGTTTACACACTGCAAGGTGCCAAGCCAAGAAATTGGGATGGAAATTATGGTGAGTATTACTATCACTACACAGATGGAACGTCTTGGGAATGGAGAACCGTTGATGGTATATCTTACGATGCTTACAAAGTGCAGACCATGAAGCCCACCGACTGGGAAACAAACTTTACTTCTTATTACCACAAAAATAAGAAATCACAATATGAGTCAAACCAGATGCCACAGGTCTACAAATATAAGGGTAAGACATACAGTGACACAACCGTTGAGAATAATATTGCATCATACAAAAAGAAGATTGAAAAAATCAAGGCGTACAATAAGAAACATCCAAAAAACAAAAAGCATGTGCCAAAATTAAGCGATTACTTCTGGCAGAAAGTTAAATCGAACGGACAAAAGGTTGATGGTGCACTGCCATCATGGAAAGCAAAGCATTACTACACCAAATATACATATTATAAGGCTCCAAAATGGACCAGAAACAAGTTCTACACAAAGACAGGACAGCGTGATCGTGCTCCGAATTGGGAGGCCAACAAATATTATGATGATGTGAGCGTACCTGTGCCACCAGCATATAAGCCTGACACATCATATGAACTTTGCGAAGATCACTACGCAACTCTTGTAGAAGATGGTCTTAAAAAGATGCAAGAAGCCTATAATTGTGATAAAATAGAAGTGAAGTTAGATGACCGTTATGAATACGATGTCGGTGACATTGTGGGTGCTAGAGAAAATGTTACAGGGATGTCTGTATGGCAACCTATAACGAAGAAAATAGTGAAGATTGAGAACAATAAAATTAATGTAAACTATGAAGTAGGAGGAACAAACTAATGGCAAATTTACATTTGGTAACAGGCTACGCTGGTGAGCCTCACATTAAATCAGCAGATGATGCGTCGTTAATGCAAGCCGTTTATGGTTATAATGATGTTGTGTTGGACAGAAATAACACATTCTCTTATGATGTTATTTCTAACAACATCATTCGTGTACATGATGGTGAAGCACTCATGCAAGGACGCTATATCAAGATGGACAAAGGCGATTATGTTGATTTGAATATTGACAATGGACATACAGGATATAAAAGAATTGATGTTATCGCTATTGAGTACAGCAGAGATGAAGAGACGAATATCGAAGAAGCCAATCTGGTGGTAGTCAAAGGTCCTGAGACACAAGAGGAGGAAGCTACTGCACCAGAACTTATCGATGGTGACACAGTAGACGGAAGCGCATCTACAAATCAGATGGCACTATATCACGTCAAGATTGATGGGTTGTCAATCGCTGAGGTGACAAAGGTTTACACCACTGGACAGGATCTTCAGAGTACCAAACAGGATTTACAGACCCTCATTAATACATCTGTAAATGTAAATCCAAGATTAGATGTATCTAACAGATATGAGATATTTAATTGCATACATGGTGATAATAAAGACTACAGTGAGACATATGTGCCTCAAAAAGATGGTGTTGTCAATCTTATATGTACTAATGTATCAGGGGCAAACGCAAGGCTTACATATACGAGCTCTTGGACGATATTGGGTGCAATTACGCAGCCCAGTGATTCATATGGAGCAGACATCCAAGTAATAACAATTCCTGTTAATGCAAATGAACAGCTCGAAGTTAGTGGTGTTAGATTTAAGGCTGACTACATACCATATAAATAGAAAATGAAACCAAAAACATATCTTTTCAGAATTGGAGGTACACACTATGGAATACATAAATTTTATTGTTGATAGGCAAAAGCTGAATTACAACAGAAGATGCTACGTTTCAACAGATACCATTGACACATTATTCTGTAGATTCAAATTTGAAATCGATGGTTCAGGGAACGCTCGTGGTGGGTGGAACTTACCGTATCTCTGGGCACAGTTCCATGATGAAAAGGGTAACACATACGTCAAGCCTGTTAAGGATGACGTATGCTCTATTCCATCTGGATGCTTAAAAGAACCAGAGTTCAAAATGACTCTTTTTGCAACTGATACAGAAGACTTTATGGTGTGCAAAAAGAGATATACAACGAATGAAGTTTCATTCAAATTCAAAGGGTTAGCCAACCTAAACTATGATGGTGGAGCCGATCCTGATGAACCTATGCCATCACACTACTGGCAGATTCTTGTTGATAGAGTAGACGGGTGTGAAGACAAGATTAAAACATTTGAGAACACTACTGATAAATTGTCACAGGACATGTCAGCAATGGGTGACAAAGTTGACAATTTATCTCAAGATGTGTCCACAATGGGTGATAAGGTTGACGGTTTTGATGGTAGGATTGCTGATAATGCCAATGCTATTGAAAAGGCCAATACTAATGTTGATGAATTAAACGCTGGACTTGGCGCTGAATCTAAGGCGAGAGAAGACGCTGACGCAAGATTAGAAGGGCTTATCGGTGATAGATACACAAAGGCTGAAACTGATGCCTTAGTTGGTAATGAGTCTAGTGCGAGAGAGAGTGCTGACGCTGACTTACAAACTGCCATTCAGGAAGAAGCAAATGCACGCTCTGAAGCCATCGACAGTCTTAACAGTGCTGTCAATGGGTTAAGTACCAATCTTGCAGATGAATCTGCAAATAGAGATAGTGCTGACACGAGACTGGAAAAACTGATTAATGATGAATCGACTGCAAGAGCAAGTGGTGAAGCTGACTTACAGACACTAATTAAGGACAGATACACTAAGGCTCAAACTGACACGTTGATTGGCAATGAAGCTACTGCAAGAGCAAGTGCAGATGAAAACTTACAATCACTTATCAATGGTGAAGCAGCAGCAAGAGAAAATGCAGATTCTGATTTACAATCACTTATCGATGGTATCAATACTACCGTTGGTGGACTAAGTACTAGACTTGCTAATGAGTCCACAACAAGAGCCAATGCCGATGCAAGACTCGAAGGACTTGTCAATGCAGAGTCCACTGCTAGGACAAATTCCGACACAAACCTACAATCACAGATTACTGGTGTATCGAACGACCTGTCAGCCGAAACGACCACTAGAGCTGATGGAGATGCAAACTTGCAGTCACAGATTGATGCCATTGTATCACAAAGCGACGTTGTGGATATTGTTGGTACATATCAAGAGTTGGTTGACTATGACACTACACATATAAGTGAAAACGACATTGTGAAAGTGTTGAGCGATTCAACGCACGATGATGGGAAGACGTATTACAGATGGGGTCACGGTGCTTGGTCATATGTAGGTACGGAAGGTGTCAATTATACAAAAGCGGAAACTGATAGGCTGGTTAATGCAGAAGCAACGGCAAGGGGCAATGCTGACTCAGACTTACAATCACTCATCACGGATGAAACTGCAGCAAGAGAAAAGGCTGACACAAATTTACAATTATTGATTGACGACAGATACACTAAGGCTCAGACTGACACATTAATCGGTAACGAAGCTACTGCAAGAGAGAACGCAGACGACGAGCTGCAGTCGGCAATTAATGACAGATATACTAAAGCAGAAACAAATACGTTGGTTGCCAATGAATCAACTGCTAGAGAAACTGCTGATGCTAATTTGCAAGCATCAATTAACAATGAGGTTGACAAGCGTATCGGTGGCGATAATGCTCTTCAAAGCCAATTGCAGGAAAGAACATCAGCGTTCTTAAGTGTTGAACCAGATGGTGTTTACATTAATTACACTAAACAGGAGGATATCTAAATGGAAGATAAATACAAATTACCAAGCAAGGAACAGTTCGACGAGCTAAATGCTACACTTGCTGAAATGGGAAATACCATTGCTAAAGCAAATGATATCAAAACTACCGTCGATGGACTAAGCACTAGACTTGACAATGAATCAACTGCAAGATTAAACGCAGACACAAATTTACAGTCTCTTATTAATGACAGATATACAAAAGCTGAAACCGATACATTAATTAATAAAAAACAGAACAAGTTAAGTAACAAACAATTGGAAGCTGTAAATAGTGGCTTTACCTCAGACGATAAGGAAACGCTGGATGGTCTTGACGAAACCGTGAGTGATTTTGACGGCAGAATCTCAACCAATGAGAGCGATATTGGTAATATCAACACATTGGTGGAAGCAATAAACGGCACAGGTGCAGGTTTTCACTCAAGCATCTATCGTGGAAAGTATTTAGGCGATACACTTACGGATGATCAGAAAAATTCTATCAGGTGGGGCACATTTGATGATATGTTTGTCGGTGACTACTGGACCATCAATGACGTCAATTGGGTAATTGCCGATTTTGATTACTATTACAATGTTGGAAATAATCCATTTACTCAACATCATATAGTTGTAGTACCTGATACTATTTTATACGATGCTCAAATGAATTCAACTGACAATACATCAAGAGCTTACACGTCTAGTGAAATGTGCACTACGAATCTAAATGACGCTGAGTCTGCATTTTACAATGCGTTTGGTGAGGCAGCTGTTGCACAACACTCAGGTAAGTATGCAGATGCCACCAATAGCGATGGTACTCCTTCCGGATATGAGTGGAGAGATATGCAAGTTGATCTAATGTCTGAAGAGCAGGTATATGGTCATTCTGTATGGGGCCACAATGGTTATGACGTAGGCACACAAAAAACACAATTCAAGTTATTTACGTTCGACCAGACTAAAATTAACATTGGACAAACATATTGGCTAACGAATGTTGTGTCTTCGGACAGCTTCGCTGTTGTGGGCGATGATGGCTGTGCGAACAAGAGCAATGCTTCTTCCTCTCATGGAGTCCGCCCGTTCGCCTGTCTAATTGGTGAAGATTACTAATGGGGTCTTGATGGTGGAGAAAAAATAAATTAAGGAGCTGATTAACATATGACATTAAAAAAAGTATTATTCCAAGCACTTCTTCATTCAGTCTATACTGCACTTGAAGTATTATTAGTTTATATCGGAACAAACCCATTCACGGATTTAAAGCTATCACTTGTACAGTTAGCTCAGTTCGTGCTGGGTACGGCCATCGTAACGTTTATTCGCTGGGTAGCAGCTAATTATAAACTAATCGACTTTGACGGTGATGGAAATCCTGATTATGAAGAGGGAGAGGGAGATGATGATTAATCATGTAATAACCATTGTGGTGACCATGATATCATCATCGGCAGTTATCGGATTTATCCAGTATCTCATTGATCGACATGACAAGAAGAATGGATTCCAAGCACAGATTATGACGGAGATTCAGACAATCAAGCGTGATATTACCATTATGAAAGGTGAAGCCGATCGAAACAATGCTATCACGCGAAGAGCACGCATTGTTCGATTCGGTGATGAAATATCGCATGGTCTTGAACACACTGAAGAGTCATTTAAACAGGTGTTGGGCGACATAGACGAGTATGAAAGATACTGCATGTCGCATCCACTCTTCAAGAACAATCAGACGGTCACTACAACTCAAATGATTAAGGAGTCGTACAAGAACCGACTCACAAAAAACGATTTTATGTAGGAGGAAATAGATATGATTACATTCGGAAGCGCAAGAATTGATGAACGTGGCAGAATCAGTGGTGGAAAAGCTGGCGACCAGACAGGCAGAGAACTGTCTACACAGGAAGCTTACATCTATAAAGGTGGCTGGGACGTATGTATTAGAATTAAGGACAAGGGAAAGAGACAGAAGTACATTGACTTCATCAAATGGGCCTGTGATTCAAAGCACATTGGATATGACCAGTCAGATAGACCGACACTATACAATGAATTAAAGAGGCTTCATTTCGCATATAAGAACCTGTCAAAGAATGTCGAATGCGACTGTTCATCACTGGTGTCATGTGGTCTTATTGTAGCTGGATTCGACAAGATCAATCCAGCAAATACGACTGCAACATTGGAAGATGATATTGTCGAGAAATATCCTAATGACTTCTCTGTATTCACTAAAAGATATAAGAATGGCGACCACACAAAGATTTCAAAGTGGTGGCGAAATGGTGATATTCTAGACAAATATGGACACCATGTTGTGACAGTTGTCAGTGGTGGAAGAAAAAATACTGTTGTGAAAGCAGATAAAAAGCACTATCCAGGTGAATTCCCTAAATTACCAGCAAGAGGATATTTCGTTGTTGGTGATAGAGGCGAAGAAGTTGGAAAGCTCCAGAAATTCCTTGTCTGGGCTGGTTATGACATCGGCAAGCACGGTGTCGATAAAGACTACGGCAAGGACACAAAGAAAGCAGTGAGCAACTTCATGGTTGACTGTGGTTTCCATAAAATCACAGGTCACTTCGGAAAGAAGTCATTGGCTAAAGCCAAGAAACTGAAGAAGTAGGAATTCATTGCAAGAATCTAAATTATATGGTATAATACCATTACACGAAGTGATCGGTATTCTTATACTATCCCAGAAAGCTCTGCATGAAAATGTGGAGTTTTTTGCTTGACATATTGAACACATAATGCTATAATAATTATGCGATAGAAATATCGCAGTCATAAAAGTTCTCCATCATCAAGTACCCTATTATTTCTTGGGAAAGGCGCATCTTTATTGGTGCGTCTTTCTTTTTGTTGTATA